TTGAGGACAAACTACTGCTAGACGATAGGGAGCTGCTCGACAGAGAGCTGGAGCTGCTGGAAAGTGAACTTTCAGAGGACGAACTGCTCGAACTACTCTCATACTCAAACAGTAAAATATTATTACCCAATGACCACGTAGAGACCGGCGCACTGCCTTTATTAGCAGTATAAAATTCCGGGTGTCCAAGTGACCAGGTAGATAACATATTAACTCACTACTTGATTCGGGTATAGATACACTTCATTACCTGCTTCATACTCCTGTAAATCAATTCTAAAATCACACCAGCAAGCGCGTCCTGGAGTAAATGTTACTGCAAGTTCTTGCGTCCAGTCTGCGTCGTCACTTCTTTGACTGATTGCAGGTGCATTCGTTGTTTCAACCTCTGCACCAGTAGCATTTAAATAAGTACAAGTCAGGATAAGATTGCCTGCTGATATACCCGCAAAAGTGGTTTGTACTTTATACGTTATAGTATGCGGCGTGGCGTCAAACCATATTCGGTGTTTATTTTTTTCAAGTATGGCTAACTTGTTCGGGTAAATAGAACCTGCGGGAATCCCCAAGTTGGATTGTAAATTACTTGCTTCCAAACAATAATCGTGACCGCCGTCAGGATCTTCGCTTGGAGCGTCGCCAGTACCGTCACATGCTGTTTTGATAATATCTCCGAACATGTCATAAATTTTATGTGCACCGGATACTCTATTTAAATTTTCGCAACAAATTCTCATTGCGTAATTAGTAGTGTTCCGATCATAAAAAACAGGCGTAGTTGGTTTCATTAATGCGCTTTTTAATAGCCCTGAAACGAATCCTCCAGAGCGAACTAAATAACTGCACCCGGAAATTATCCCAGAAACCGTGTTGTTGCTGCTGCTGCTGCTGAAAACGAAACTACATCCGAAAATAATTCCAGAAACCGTGTTGCTGTTGCTGCTGCTGTAGAAAATGTAACCACACCCTGAAATAATTCCAGAAACCGTGTTGTTGCTGCTGCTGCTGAAAACGAAACTACATCCGAAAATAATTCCAGAAACCGTGTTATTGTTGCCGTTGAAAGCGGTACCGCACCCAGAAATAATTCCAGAAACCGTGTTATTGTTGCCGTTGAAAGCGGTACCGCACCCAGAAATAATTCCAGAAACCGTGTTGTTACTGCTGTTGCTGAAAGCGTAATTACATCCAGAAATTATCCCTGAAACCGTGTTGCTGTTGCTGCTGCTGAACGCGTTACTGTAAAATGTCGTTACCGTTCCAGGAGCGTATAAATTTGTAACCTCACATTTAAAAGTTCCACCTACAGAAGCGGATATTATAGGTTGCGATGCACTAGTACTCAATGATTGAATAGATACATTCCTTGTACTCAGGTATAATCTTGCTAAAGGGTATTGAGCAGAATCAATATTCAGATTTGTCAATACCATGTATCTGATAGCAATCCCGGCGAGTAAGTCACGCTGTTGATCATATATTGCCGGGCCGTAAGAATATAAAACAACCCTATTAAATCCTGTTGTAGTAACCCATATATCCGCTGTTACGTTCTGGATAACATTTACTACTTTACTATTTGTATATGTACTACCGCAGTACATAGAAATATTTCCAGAACCTACGGCAGACGGAATCACTATATCTGTATCGCTGGTAGTCAATGATAATTTACAGGCATTGCCACTTATCGAACGTACATAATACAAATCATAATCTGTCAATCCAGTCGGTAATGTTCCAGATGATTTCACTCTCACTGCCGTATTTGCTGCTGGGGGTACACCGTTCCAAGTGATTGCTCCTGTTACAATATTTACTTCAGTTGCCTGTGCCACCGGCCCCCAGCAACCATAATGCATGTATATCGTACCGGAGCCATTATCAGAAATGGCAATAGTACCCCCTCCAATAGTTGCCTCTAATTCACCCGTAGCTCCTGATACAGCCTTTACAAAATAGGTAGTTCCTGCTGTCAATTCTGCCGGTAATGTTCCACTTAATTTAATTGGAGTTCCATTAGGAGGTATTGCTGGGGTATTTGTCGGAGATACGATAGTAAATTTCTCGGTATCTTTGTCAAATGTTACGACAAACGGACAGCCATATATTTCAACGTATTTATCTGTTGGCGGTGTAGCAAAAACTCTGATAGCTAAATATGTCGCATCAATCGTAGCCACTGCGGATGACCCTGTAAGCGTTTTGATAATAAATTTAACTCCATTATCACAGTCAACAGAATTAGCCCATACACCGTCAGCATTGCAAAGTATTCTGCCTTTTTCCGCACCAGAAGTACCTACAATACTGTAACCGGTTTTCATTGGGAGTATATACGTTGCATCTGCTTCAGTAGTACTATCACAACGTAACATGCCTGGCGTTGTAGCATGTCCCTGAATTGTGATTGTCTGAAAGCCTACCGTCCATGCAGAGGTGTCAATATCATAATTGATATTATGTCCGGCTTGAATGATAAATAAATTATCTTCCATTGCAGCAACTGACGCGGGGTCAGACCCGCCGCCGCCTGCATTAGTATCCCAATTGGCAAGAGTACTCCATAATCCGGAGCCTTGTGAATAATATGTAGCCATTATTTAACCCCTATTGTTTTAGTTGCGAGATCATCAGGATAATGCTGCCCATTAGAAAAGTATTTTTTCTCTTTCAACGCTGCGTCAATTTCGGATTGTGTATAAATCTTTTCCGGCACTGGTTCTACTGGTCTTGGTGCGGACACAAGCTTCAACCGCTCTTCAACGTAGATTGTCAATTCCTTTTCCTCGATCTTTAAAGAAGGAATAGCAATTACTTCATTAAATGTCCTGCCGTCCGTTTCAGACACAAACGTAAACTGACACTCGCAACCCCAGGGGCGTTGTTTGAGTTTGTGCTGAATGTACTTGAATCCTTTTATTAACATATAATTACTCCCCACCCTGGTCAATAAGTAAGATTTTCTACTTTGAGAATTTTAATCATATTTTATCCGCCTTTGTTGTTGCCCGGTCAACCGCCGCTTGACCTCTGTTTATAGCTATATTTTCCTGTGCCGCCCATTGAGCATCAAAATCATATTTTCCTGTTAATTGCGCACTCACGCGCACACCTTGAACACCGACAAAAAGAAGTCCTTTTTTGAGAAATCTTTTACCACCTTTTGTCTTTTGCGTTTTATCAAAATAATAAACATTTCCACCTTCTCTTATTCCTACAAGGCCGCGCTCACTAGCTATTCTCCGAAACGCCGCAGATTTCAACCCGGTATGAACATTACCCATACTCATTTTGCCAGAATAAACCCGCTTCAAATTCTTATAAACGGGAATTGGCATCTGGCTGCCGCCGCCGTGTATCGTTCCGCCAGTCGCCAGTAATTCCATAGCCCGCTCTAACTGGTGATGACCGAGGATGCCCATCGTGAGCTTTAGTTTTTGGATTGTATTAACATAGGGGACTACGCCGCGAAATAATCCGGAGACTTTGGAAGACCACTTGCCTTCTCTTTTAAGTCTTTTTTTGTGGGAGAGTAACTTGTTATACTTGCCCTGTTTTTTTCTGTTTTGTGAGTCTTTGCCGCCGACGAATTTAGCCTTTTCGTCAACAAGCCACTTTCGAATATGATAAAAAAATATCCAAGGTGCGCGGTTTAACCCCCGCAGTACTTCTTTTTCTCCGTGAACCGTACCCTTTAAAATGAAGGCCATTATTTAAGCCCCAGTTTCCAGGCTCCTGAATCATTATAAAGTATTCCATCTACTGACATGGTTGTATCAAGTGTATCACCTATTTTTCTTTTTAGCGCAACCTTATCCGTTTTTATTTTAATTGAAGAGATGCCGTCTGTGGCATCAGTTGATATTTCAATCTCAACATCGTATAAACGCATATTCGTATTGTCAGAACTTTTTATATTCCTTGCTGTCTGCTTTAATTCCTGGCGGTTTATGATTGCCTTTATAGTCTTCGGTATTCCCGAAACATCGATATAAATGACATCTTCTTCAAACCCACTGTCGAGGAAGATGTCTATCATGTCCTCTTGTAAGTCAAAAGCCATTTTACTCTTTAATAGTATGAAGGCGGTTTTCCGCCCCCATACTTATTTGTGTTTCAAATCGCTACCGATTAGGTGCTACTTGACGAGCTTGAACTTGACGAGCTTGAGCTTGACGAACTTGAGCAGGACGAACTTGACGAGCTACTCGATGAGCTTCCAATGTCATGCGCGTTCGGGCCTGTATTAAGATCAACAACAACCCAATCATCAGCAAGTGCCGCGTCTTCAGCGACAACGCCAAGTGCAAAATCATTCATAGTAGCGGCAGAATTTGACGCTTGATTAGCCGCTCCTATCCACCATGCCGTAATACCTTGCGCAAGTGCCACAGTATCATCTTTAGGAACTTTAACCCGTCCTGCAATGAGAACTTGCATTATCTCATTAACAAGACACGTTCCAGGTGTTGCCACATCGGTTGAAGCCCATGCTGAAGCCGCGATTCTGGTTCCTGGATCGGCAGGAATACCAAAAATTTCATGATCAGTTATAGAGAGCGTTGCGCCAGAGTGATTAGTATATGTATACTGTTCCTCAATCGGCCCACTGTCTCCGATTAACATACATTCTAAAGCCATATATTTTCTCCTGTTTTAAAAATTAAAATTCTGTTAATTTCAATTATACAATCGCGCCAGAATTACAATATAACCCTCTGAAATCAAGAATTTTGAAAACAAAAGGATGTTTGATTGTCCACACCATACCATACGCATCGCCTACGGGAAGGGGTGCGGAATTGGTAATCGGTGAAGTCTGGCCATTGAGCGTGTACAGAACCATTGTATCGTACAGGTTTCCATCGGCTGCAAGATACCACGGCCTGTAATACGGCGTATTTGCATTGTCCACGTAATCAAGTTCACCATCAAAAATCGGGGTGAGATTTCTCGGCTGTCCCTGTCCGTGAATGTTCGCCGCAATCGTTCCGAGAGCCGCACTATCTTCATTAGCAACATTATACCCCGGATTGTTGAAGAGCTTGTATGTTTCAAGCTGGTATTCGCACGCGCTTATAATGTACCTCGGCCTGATATTCAACCTGATAGGATTTGAAATTCCCCCATCAGGTGTCAAACCAACCTGTCTACGCATTGCGTTGAAGCCTGCATCAATAGTTGTCTGTGTCGGTACTCCGCCTGCGCCCGCCGCGACAAGGTTTGTATGGCCTGCCGTAAAAACGCGCGTTCCATCCTCCAGAAGCACGGGGCCTGCAAAACGGTTTGTCGTTGGAAGCGTCTGGCCGTTATAAAGCATCGAATAACAAAGCTGGTTCATTCTGCGTTTCAGAGAGCGCATCTGCCGTTCGGGTATGCGCGTGAAAGCGCCGAGGTCATCATTAATCATAGCCTCTTCAGAGAGAATGTATTTAACTCCCCACTTTTCCAGCTTGACCTGTTCGCGGGAATCGCTCATTCTTCCGTGTTTTGGCGCTTCGCCTTCATGTATACGCTGCACGTCGGAAAACTCCGTCATCTTGTCGATTTCGTGTATTTTGTAGTTCTGCAACTGGTCGCTTCTGCACCATAGTTGGAAAGTAGTATCCTCAAACTCCCACCCTCTTGCCATTGCCTTGTTTGCGACATTTGACAAAACATTCACGAAATCACCGGTTCCCTGTGAAATTGCGGAAGCAAAGGAGCGTCTCCGGTAAGCCTCCATGACGGCCTCAAAGAGTTTTGCACCATCATAGTTCCGCGCACCCGCGTAACCCTCTGCCTCAAGACAGTGTGCCGCAAGTTTCTGGATAGTGAATCCGCGATATTCCGACTGGTTTACACCGTCGATAATTTTAGCGTCGGCTGGTTTTGCCGAATCGAGAACGCCTCCTTTCATCAGCATGGCATTTTGAATAACTTCCAGAGATTTTTCATAAGCACCGCGCCCGATTGTAACGGACGGCACAACCGATTTTAGATTCTCGGCAGACTTGTCGATAATCATCTGGGTAGCTTTTTCAAGTGAAACTTTGTCTGCAATTAATTTCTTTGCAAACTCCGTTTCGAGCTTGAGTTTCTCGCATGACGATAATATCGCAGTCACGCGGTCTGTTTCTTTCTGTACAGCCAACTCTGCGACTTCCTTGTCGTGAGCATCATTGACCGTATCTTTTTCCACTGAAAGTTCAGTGTTTTTTACTTCATCCGGCATAGCTAACTCCTCGTTAGAAGGTTTAAAAAGTAATCCATTTTCTGGTTTAATGAGACTGTTTAGTTTGTGTGCAATTGATAATTTATATTCTTCGTTTTCAACATACTTGTTTAGAAAAGATGTGACTTTTTCACCGGCCCCCGGTTGTTTTAAGAAATCGGTTAAAAATTGCGTTACTTCGGCAGAAGGTTTAACTGAATCGCTGAAAAATTCAAATAATGAATCGCCGGTCGCCGGTTCATCGACAATATCAGAAGCATACAGGGTTTTCACACGGGCAAACGGTAAAAGCGGATTACCTTCTTCATCTTTTTTGCGTTCGCCTTTTTCATCGATTAAATATTCCTCTTCCATTTCGATTACAACCGACGCGCCAAAAGCATCGGGGTCACTCTCTGCCAAATCAAGAACGTATTTCCCGAGATTCCCTTTCGGGGAATTAAAAGCCGTTTCGTCAATGTATAAATCGGCAAGAACGCGGTCGCCATCAATCCGAAAATCTTTACTCCTGCCAAGAAAAGTACCAAAGGCAGAATGACTCATATTAGGATGTCCAAATCTGCTTTTCAATCCTTTTTTTGCGGTATTGCCGAGGTCATTGACCTGCTCAAGCGTAGTTTCATCAATCATAACCCCATGCCCCATAGCCTCCCCGGTGGAAATAACAGAGTATCCGTAAATCACGTTATTTTCCCGGTCAATCTTATCCTTGATTCCCCGACTAACCCCCGCACGAAACTTTACAAGTTTTTTATCCGGCATTGACCACTCCTTATTTGAAACTCATAGGGAATTTCTAATCCCGAAGAAATAATTTTTATATTTATTTCGTCTTCAATCTTCGATTTCTTCTCTTTTGTTTTCGGACTGCTTTTGTACTTCTTTTTTATCAGGTTCAACATATAAACCTTTCGATTTGATATATTCTTGCTCCTCGGCTTTCTGGTCAAGCGCGTCAATCCAATCCTGCCCGCGTTCCCCGTACCATTCCTGAAGTGTAAGCATATTGTTTTTGTTGAGTTCAATCGCTGCCATTGACTCGCCCTGTGGGTCGATGAAGTCGAATCCGGGGCCTTGCCATTGGCACTGATTGTAACGCCACGAATCGGAAAGATAGTCCGCAACCGTTTTACCCGGTATTTTTCCCTCAAGAAACATCCGGAAAACAAACTCTTCCCAATCCCTCTGGCAGACTTCTTTGGCAAACCATTTCTGAATATGCCGGTATGTTTTTCTGTCCTCGTTCGTGTTCAGCCGCCCGGAAGCCATATTCGTTTTTACCAGATCGCGGGTAGTGGTCTGGTATGATATGCCAAGCGTCATTGATATGGCGTGTAACAAGATACTCTGGATAGGTTCAAGTACTGCTTGAATCGAATCATCGGCCTGCACGACTTCAGGTTTTTCGCCCGGCCTGCCATGAAAAACCCTTCCGGCAATCCATTTTAAATTTTTGTCTCCGTCAAGGTCATTCCGGGCCAGGCGCGTATATTGAGAATCTGGAAGATATAAACCTATCATTGCCTGTATGCGCGAAGCAATTAATTTATCTTTAATAAGATTTTCATTTGCCCAGAGATATTTCAATGCGACGACAATCCAGGGAATACCGATATACTGCTCTGCCTGTGTCTGTTTGTAATGGTGATACATATTATCAACGCTGATCGCTGTATCGACACCCTGAATGTGATAAGAAATTGGCCTGCCCTTACCGCTGAAATTGATACCAAAAATTGTATTTTTAATATTTGGGTCGGAATAGGTAGGCATCAGAAGATCATAGCTATCATCCAACCGTAAGACGTTAAGCACTTGATTTTCGACAGAAAGATAATTTCCCTTTTCTGATTTGACTCTATTTGTGATTGTGGTTCCCGTGCGAAACATTTCGCCGAAGCGCATTTTCTGTGCTTCAAGATGCGTCTGCCTGCCTGTAGCGTCCCATTCATCATTGTACCGCTTCCACCCCTCAGAGAGTTGATAATTCAGACCGGTTATCATTTCCCCACTGGCGAACTTCACGCGCGGCTGCGGACGCAAACCGGTGCCGATTATATTTGAGGTCAGAGCGTTAAGGAGTCCTATAGTGTGGCAATTATTATCAGTTGAGGCAATCGCACGCGCAATAATAATGCGCCATGTCGATTTAAAATTTGCTGTTGGCGTATCATAGGAGCTGCTCCAATCCGCCTCAAGCCTGCCGGTCTCTCCGGAATTGTAATGTCCGAACATTGTTTTTAAATATCCGTGTAACTCCTCGTATCTTCCGAGTTCATACTGATTTGCAGGCAAACCCTTGTGCATAGCTTTAACATCAAGCCATAAGTTTTTGATTTGCTGTCCGAAGGGTATACCCATTAATCGTCCGTTCCGGCAAAAGTTATTTTGTGGGCGCCGCCGTAAAGGTCTGAATAAACATCAGCCTCTACAGTTTCTAAAAGCCGCATGAGCTTTTCAGGATCGGTATATTTAACGCGCCGTCCGTTTATTTCGACTTCTGCGGCTCCGCGTGTAGCGATAATAAGCAGAGCATTTTTAATGTTTGTAATGTCTGCGCTGGTAAAAATTGCCATTTTTCCTCAAATAAAAAAAGGCCGTCGAAGTGTCGGCTCCGACAAGCCTTTGTTCCCCCGTGATACAATACTGTATATAATTAATATAAACCAAACAATATTAATTTACACTTAAAATCAGGAAATGGCAATATTTATTTTTTTTAGAAGCGTAAGTGATTGATTTTATTAGAAGCGACTTAGGAGATTTAAAGTAGTTTGTGAGGTGAGAAAAGAAAAAGGCCACCGGGAATTATCCCGATAGCCTCCCGCGTGTTAAATTGCCGCGACGCGCCACGCCCGGCCGAGCCAAGCCCCGCCTGCCATTATTTTTTCACCCGATCCCAATACGGGCTTTTACACTTCGGACACACCCGGACATCTCTATTTAAAATGCAAATTTATTTTATTTATTTTCCCCGTTTTTTCTTATCTTTTTAAAAATCACGGTATACTCACTTGTCCGCAAAGAGTATATCCGGACAAACTCCCAGCCCTTCTCGTATTTCTCATTGATTATTCTTTCTATGTCCTTAAACCACTCCGTCCCGGTGTAATACTCACAGGAATAATTTTTTACCGCCATTGTCTACCGCCTTTCGAGCAAAAGAAATAATAAAAACAGTTTTTTATTTGTCATTTTCTTTGGGATTAACAATCTTTGATGTTTTTTTGCTTTTTGGTTCTAATTCATCTAACCAAGCACCGGCCAAATCAATTACTTTTTGGGGTAATTTTTGAACACTTTTATTATTAATAATTTTAGGCGCTACAATTATTGTGGCCATTTCTTTTGATGTTGGTATTAAAATGCCAATAATTAGAATAATCAGTCCTATTATTCCGATAAGAACGGGCATTCCTTTTTTAGTGTGGTTATTGTAATATTCACCAAAAGTATCATTTCCCTCTGAAACAATTATGCTTGAAACCATCATTAGAATTACCACATATAACAATATACAAACACCTATACCAATGCATAGTCCAGAAAAAACATCCATTTTTAACAAACAATAAACCTGAAACGCATTTATAAAAACTCCTTTATTATTTTTTTTTATTAAATAGTTGATCGAACCGTCTCCAGTAATAGTTATCAGGCAATTTTTCTCCCCGGAGCGACTTGATAATCATTTCAAACCATATCCGCTTAAAGCAATACATTAACTTAGCCTTGTATCTTATTAGTTTATAATTCTTTACAACACACCTACCAACCCCAAGAGCGAAGCTGCTTATCAAAATCACCCATGATATTATCCGAATCAGCATACCGATCATCTTTTTTTGTTTCAATTTTTTTCTCCTCTTCTGTCTTAACTTCAAGATTTTTCTGTAGGTAATCGACGTTCTTCTCATCAAATAGTTGAGATTGCAGGTTTAACGCATTGGATAGTCCGCAGATATAGTTTTCACAACTGCGATAATGGTTCGGGTCTTGCTGAACCCACCGCTTTTTAGTCCGGCCTTTCGTATCGATGATTTCCTCGTCAAACTCATTCAAAACCTGTTCGCAGTATTCTTTCGATACGTCCATAGGTAAATGCCAGATGTTACTTTCAATCTGTTTATTAACTATCCGTGATAAATTCTCCGTATTGCCCTGGTAGTATCCTGCTTTCGTCGTCGTTATCAGCGGGCTTTTCTTATCCGTACCTCCGATATATGCCGCCATGTAATAAATATGGCTACAGATATAATCTACATCTTTTGACCGGTGCCCGCCTCTATCGATGATCCCGGCGTATATCTGCAACTCCTTGCCGTTCCTTTTCTTGAATGGGAAGCGGTGAATCTCACCATAGAACGTATTGTATACCTCTGCCGGATTAGAATACTTATCATCTTTCATATCACACATTATGAAGTCCGATCTCACCAGCCATGACTCCATTCCCTTACCGTAACCACGTACCACGTAATAAAATCCGTTGTCCTGGCTATCGGCTCCAAGCAATAAAACCGATACGCCGTCCGGAATGAACGCCTCGATGCCATATTGAAAATACTTCTGGCGCTTCGATAAAAGATAACTGCTTTCAAATCGTTTGGCCGCAATCTTTACCCAATCTGCCATATCCTCATTTCGATAGCTTTTAAAATCCATTGGATTAGGACTGCGTATTGCCTCATAAAAACACGCAAGGCATTCCGCAAACGTCCACGTAGTAACGACAAATCTATTCCAGCGAAACACCGCTCTCTGCGGTCTGTTTTTATCCAGTTTCAATACTTCGTAATCGCTTTTCTTATCAGCACTTAACCAGCGAACGTTAAAGGAGCACTTGAACCTCTCCTCTTCCGTTATTTCCTTCTTGCAGTTCTCACATTCATACCATGCCGCTTTGTCCCGGCGTATGCGTTCCGTGTCGTGATCTTTCTTGCCTGCCCTGTTCGGTTTCTCCTTGACCTGGCTATCCTTAAGCCATTGCCAGTGATTACAGTGCGGGCATTCGTAATGCGGGAAAAAAACAACGGTTCCGGGTTTGTGTACTTCGTTGTAGCTTAAATCCTGGTCGTTATCCGGGGAAGTTTCGTATAGCGTAAGCGTCCGGCGCCCCAGCATTTTACTCGCCTGTTTGCGACCCTCGACAGCTTTAGTCTGTGAAAAGTCCTTTTTCGGCCACTTGGCAACCTCCGAACCGTACACAAACCCGGCATTCCATGAAGCTATGTCCGATTTAAGCCCTGCAGAAGCTATTCGAGCAATGAGATTTTTCAGCCTGATTTTTCTCTGTGTCAGATCCTCGTCCCGGCCTGACCAGTATTTTCGAATAGCAGGCACTTCTCGAACCAGCGGTTTAAGCCTGTCCTCGAATACGTCCTGCACCGTTTCTTTCTTGGCGTAAATCAGCATCATGTTTGTGGGGATATTGTCTATCCGGTATGCCATAACACCCTCGGCAAGCATAGACTTACCGGTCTGTGTCGGAGCTATGTACATAATAAAATCAAAATATAAAACAGAATCAACAAGAACTGTCTGCCACGGAAACAGATTGATATTGCCTACCACAGCGTAAGAAGTGCTCAACCTGAAATGTTTATTTATCCACTCCGAAGGTTTAATAAAATCACGTATGCGGAAGTTATCCCGGTATCCGGAGAAAAAAGGAAAATGGTGCTCTGGGAAATTAATCTGCAATATTTTCCCCGCTCTGAATAAATGCATCAGTCGCTTTTTTTACAAATTCATCCATAACAGCGTTAAATTTATCATAGGTATCAAGTTTCATGCCAAGCGCCGCCATTATTTCCTGCGCGTTGCGCTTGTATCCTTCTGTAAGAAAAGCCATTAACTCCGAAGCCTGCCGCCGCTGAATATCCTCAAACATTTCACGAGAAATATTCTGTCGGCGCATCTCTTGTATCTCAAGCAGCAGCTTCTCATTCTGATTCTTTATTTTCTCGATTTCAGCGTCTCGCTTCGGATCCCCTTGCTTGAGCCAGCGTTCCTTTTCCCGCTTAATCCTCCAATCAATAACCATTTTCAGGTTATACGTGCCGTCCGCGTTCCTGGGGCACCCGTCCTCCAGCCACCTCGCTATCGTAGGCTTTGTAATATCCATCACTTCCATGATGAACACACCGAGGCACGTTTCAATCGAAAAACCAAGCAGGCCGACATCGGAGGTGCTCAACCGATCCCCGGCGTTTAACTTCGTCAATATCCGATGGAGCGCGTCCTTTTGGTGCTGCTCAAGGTTAGTGATAAGATTTATTATGCTGCTCAACGATCCCCCTATATATTATATCGGTTTATTGTTGTTTTTTATTTCTTCTATTAGTTTTGCGACGACTTACTTTTTATATATATTTTTTTCAACACATCGTTTTCTATATAGGATGATAAAAACCATGCCGGAATCTGTTCTTCAACGTCGTATTCTCGTAAGTATTGAGACAAATCAAAACTCTTTTGCAATGAGTAGACTTTCTGCTTTGACGTTCCACTTTTTAGCTTTGGATGAAAGCATAGACAATGGAACAGCTTGTCTGTTTCTATTGTCGCCCTTGATATTATTACAGTTTGCAATTGTGAGAAGGGGCTCTCGTTTGAAAACGAGTTCATAACCCTCAAGTTATCAGAATCATGTATTACGGTTGCGGACAAGTCTGATGTTGCTGGAAACAGCTTAACTGGAGCCCATTGCAACGGTGTTAAAAGAGACGGGCGGAACGGCGTGCTTTGAAACACAACTATAACCCTGTTTTTCGGACTTGCCATTTTAACTGTAGCGTATAACTCTTCCCTGTCGGCTTGTGTCTCTGTAGGCATATTGCTAATATTATATAGCAAAACAACCGTTGTGCCAACAAAACTACCAATATGGTTTATACCCTCAATAATCTCCTTGTTGGTTATTTTCTTACCATAGACAATCCTTAATCGTTCCGAATATCCGTCTATTGCAGACCGTATCCGCCCTTCCTTTTTGCTGATTTTTGGTATATCTTTCCAAAGGCATTCTATTGATCGCTTCATTGTGAGGTCGCCTTGATAGTATGTCCCCTCCCCAACCCTTTTGCGAGCCCATGTATAATGGCAGAACAGGCATTTGTTGGGACAACCCACAAACGATTCTTTCCACTGCCTACACCCGCGCCCATTGCCTAAATTTATTTCGTGTGGATAAAGCTCTGCCGATTGTAGTAATTTTACTGGTTTTATTTCCGGCAAATTCATTACGCTATCATGTTCATACACGCCGCCCCCTGCGACACAATCAACCAAATTACATATAATGCTCTCCGCTCTACCGAATACTGCGTAGTCGATATAATTTCTTACCGTTGTTGGATTTTGCAAACCAGCACCTCCAGCAAAAACCTTAAACGCCCTTCCTCTTTGCCACGATGGAAGCAACGCAACGGCAGTGTAAAATGCCATCAAATCATATTCAGAGGTGAATGAAACCAATACTATTTGATACCGGCTTGCTGTGTCAGGCGTACATATATCACACGCAATATCCTTACGCCGCAAAGCGTCCATTATAACATTTGCCCTAATATTATAATTACCCTCAAAACTATTATTATCACTTCTCTTTTTGAGGGGATAATACGCCAAAAACGCAACTTTATATTGCATATTTAAACCCACATTTCGGACAAGTTGTTTCGTTTTCCTTTTCTTGGCCGCTTCCTTCAACGGGGAGCTTTTCATCATCTATGTTGCTTATCCCAAACTCCCACTTCTCAAACCCCCAATCCATTAAATCAGAAACGTCAAACCCATTTGCCAGTTTATCGAAGTCCCAGGATCCGGTATTCCGGTTTAACCTCACATTCAATTCCTTTTCTCGCTCCAATTCCAGGCATACCGATACGCACGGAAACTCCTGCCATCCCAATTCTTCAGCCGCCCGGATGCGCTGGTTCCCCCCGACAATGATATTTTCCCTCCCCGGAGCCGTATTTATAACCGCAGGTTCCACCGAACCAAACTCCGAAAGCGACCGCTTAAGCTGCTCAAAATCCTCTTTTTTGATCTGCCGTGGATTATAATCCGGATGAATTAATTCAGAGATTTTTCTATAAATTATCTCTAATTTCTGCTTTTTCGCGTTTTTACCCATTTTTACCGATTTCCTTTTTCTAAAAAAATCATTCAAAATAGACCGTTTTATACTAAAACCATGCCCATACGCTCACATTTCACTTTAACTACACGCTGTAAGTCATTGATTTTACCGGACAAGGTAATAGGCCGATTTTCATACATTTTATGAGAAAATTGGCAGCTTACTTTAC